CGTTGAAACCACAGCGGAACTGCTGAAACATTTAGAAAAAGAGATAATACTGCGTGTTGAAATGAGCCGCCGTTACGGAGTCGACATGCGCAGCAAGTCTGACTCTCAAATGGCCGAGCAGGCTTACATCTCAAGCATGGGTCTTCAGCGGCGTGAGAACACCGTACCCGCGACGGTCACCTACAAGCCCCCATCATTTCTGAAGTTCATCGACCCGGAGCTCCAAGCTCTACTTGATCGCGTGGCTACGCATACCTTCAATATGAACCCGAACACCGGGCACGTGCAGCTGCCAGACTTTCTGGGCCTGCAGACCGTCAAGTTCGGCACCGGGGAGTATCAACTCGGCGTAGGAGGCATTCATAGTGTTCACGATAAACAGATCTGTCACGTTGCAGGGGACAGCGTCATCTGTGATATTGACGCCGCTAGCTTCTACCCCAGTATCATTCTCGAGTGCGGTTTTGTACCTGCCGGACTGGGTGAGGACTTCGTCGCTGAGTATCGAAAGATCTACGAGCGCCGGCTGGATGCCAAGCGTTCTGGTGATAAGACCACGGACGCAACGCTCAAAATTTCTCTGAATGGCACATTCGGAAAGCTCGCCAGCCGGTACTCGGTCCTGTACGCGCCGGACTTGATGCTAGCCGTAACGCTCACCGGGCAGTTCACGTTGCTGATGTTGATCGAGTGGCTTGAGCTGGCGGGCGCGACTACGCTCTCGGCCAACACCGACGGCATAGCTATTCAGTATTCGAATGACCTCGAGGAAACCGTTCAAAAAGTGGTGCGGCGGTTCGGTGAGATTTCAAAGTTCTCTTTCGAGTTCACCCCGTACCGTGTACTCGCGATGAAAGACGTCAACAACTACATCGCGGTCAAACCCGACCGAAGCCTGAAAGTTAAAGGTATTTACGCACCGTTGTCGCTCAAGAAAAACCCCACTGCGCAGGTGTGCGCCGATGCGGTGGGGGAGTGGCTCGCGAACGGCACCCCGCTGCTCGATACGATCATGGCTGCGCCGTTCAGAGACTTTATTTCGGCGCGTAACGTCACCGGCGGCGGTCAGCAGGCCGGCTCCTACTTGGGGCGGGTGGTGCGTTGGTATCAGTCAAATGACCCTGCGCTTGAGCCGATCCGTTACGTCAAGAACGGCAACAAGGTTCCCAAGACCGATGGCGCTCGGGCCTGCATGACCGTTGAGGATTTTACCACCCACCCGGCGGATCTCGACCACACGTGGTACTTGAAGGAAGCACTCAAGATCGCGTTGGCCGTGGGCTGCATCGGGTATCTTTCAACCGAGGAGTTAGCGCTCATCGCTCCACCCCCTAAACAACCTAGGAAACGTAAAAATGCAACCCGGTAATACACGCACCGTCTTTGTGGTTCAAGTTGATCATTCAAAAGATCTTTCAGATGCTCGGCGGTTCGGGGCGCTGCGGGCTGTGTTTAGCCGCCCGCGTAAACCGTATAACACCCGCGCCATGATCAGCAAAGCGCGTCGCGTACTGGCCGACTGGCAACCGGGAGATTACCTACTGATGGTGGGGGATCCGGCGTTGTGCGCGGTGTGTTCAGCAATCATCACCGAGAACGAAGAAAAGATTAACCTCCTGAGCTGGGACCGCGAACTGTTCCAATACATCACCACGCAGTGGGATTTGGGCTACGAGGGCGCAGCCGAGGATGACGATTTCACAACGGCGGACGACTAACCGCCTCTACTCAGAAAGGAGAAACAAAATGTCAAAAGAGAAAAGCAGTTCCTGGCAGGATTCGCTGCGCCGGGGCAAGCAGGCCGTTCCGCCGCGTCTTGTGTTGTACGGTGGCCACGGTATCGGCAAGTCCACGCTCGCCAGTCAGTTCCCGAACCCGATCTTCATCAGCACCGAGGACGGTCTTGATTCGCTCGACGTGACGAGCTTCCCTCGTGCGGCGCATATCAACGACGTGGTTGAAAGCATCAAGACGTTGATCAAAGAAGATCATCAGTTCAAGACCGTGGTGGTTGACTCGGTTGACTGGTTGATTGAGCCGTTGATCGTGAGCAATGTTGAGGCCTCACACGACGCCAAAGACCTCGCCTACGGCAAGGGTCAAATGCTCGTGGCGGAGGAGTTTCGCGAGATCCTGCAGGGGTTGGACGTGCTGCGCCTGAAACGCGGTATGAACGTAGTGCTGATCGCGCACGCGGCGGTGGTGAAGTTTGAAGACCCCCGCACCGAGCCGTATGATCGCTACCAGCCCAAGCTACCCAACCGATGCAACGCGCTGCTTCAGGAGTGGGCGGACGTGATTGCGTTCGCGGCGTTCAAAGTCATCATCCGCAAATCAGACACCGGGTTCAACAATCAAAAGACCCGAGGCGTAACCACTGGCGAGCGACTGCTGCACTTTATTGAGAACCCCGCCTACGCCGCAAAGAATCGTTATAACTGTCCCGACGAAATCGAGATGACCATAGCGAACGTAGAAAAACTCATCCCCATAGCCAAATAACTTTCAAAGGAGAAATGATCATGGCTAAATTTGGATTCAACGCTGCTGAAGTGGACGTTACGGCCCCCGCCGAGTATGACCCCATCCCCGAGGGCGAGTATGTTTTGAAGGCTCTCGAGGCCGAGGAGAAAGAAACCAGCCGGGGCGACGGTTCTTACATCAAGGCGAAATTTGAAGTCGTCAAGGGCGAGCACGCTGGTCGGTTGTTGTGGCAAAACTTCAACATCAACAACCCCAGCGAAAAAGCGCAGCGTATCGGCCGTCAACAGCTCGTGGCCTGGGCCACCGCATGCGGCAGGCCCGAAGCCGACGACACCGACAAGCTGCTCGAGAAACCTTTCCGCGCAGCGGTCGCGATTGAACCGGCGAGCAACGGCTACAAGGCGAGCAACAAGATCAAAGCGTTCTTGTTTGAGCAGGGCGGCTCGGCGACCCCCGCAGCCCCCGTGGCAAAGTCTCCGCCGCCGGCCCGTGCCGTTCAAAAGCCCGCTGCCGCTAGCAGTTCTTCAAACCCCTGGGATTGACAACCATGGTAGCCATTCCGCCCAAACCTGAGCAGCAGGTCATTGACCGGGTGTACGCTGCGATTCAGAAAGAGAAAGCAGACCCCGATCTGTATCTCGGGCGGCTTGGCTCGTCTTCGATAGGCGAGGAGTGCGTGCGTCAAGTGTGGCTGAACTGGCGAGGTTTCGCCCGCGAGGCTTTTGACGGACGCATGCTGCGCCTGTGTGAGACCGGGCACCAGCAGGAGGCGCGTATAGTCGCTGACCTGCGTCGTGCGGGGTTCGCCGTCTGGGATAAACAACCGGACGGTCGTCAGTACGAGTTTACGGACCCCACCGGCCACTTTATCACCAAGGTTGACGGGGTGATAAAGGACGTGCCCGAGAGCGACAAGCCGCACCTGCTCGAAATCAAAACGCACAACAAAAACAGTTTCAGCTCGCTGCTGAAAAAGGGTGTTCAGGGCGCTAAGCCTTCGCACTACGCTCAGATGCAGATCAGCATGGCGCTGGGCGGTTTTACGCGTGGGTTGTACGTCGCGGTGTGCAAAGACGATGAGACGCTGTACGTCGAGCGTATTCGCGAAGACCCCGCCGAGCAGGCCAAACTTCAACAGAAAATCACCAAACTCACCGAGGCTCGGCTACGTCCGGCGGGCATCAGCGATGACGGGAGCAGTTTTGGCTGTAAGTTCTGCAGCATGAAAGCGGTGTGCGTCAAGGAGACCCCGCCCCTTCAACACTGCCGCACGTGCCGCATGTGTGCGCCGGGGCCGGAAGGGAAGTGGGTTTGCGAACTCAACAATCACACTTTGACGCTTGACGAGCAGCGCAAAGGGTGCGAACACTACGAGGCGCTATGATCACTATCGGTATTGACCCCGGCTTGAGCGGTGCGGTCGGGGTGCTCAGCAACGGCCTCTATCAGGCCGTAGAGGACATGCCCACCGTCGCTAAGGGTTCGGGTAGCGTCAAGAGCGAGGCGGACGCTGCAGGGCTTCTCGGCATGCTCAGGTGGTACTCCAAGCCGGATATCCCGGTGGCGGTGGCGCTTGAGCGTGTTAACGCGATGCCTGGGCAGGGGGTGAGTTCGGTTTTCAGCCTTGGGGACTCATTCGGGGTGGCTCGGGCCGTGGTGGCGGCTAGCC